AGCAGAATTATTTTTTGAAGACGTTCTTATGGCTTGTGTGTTTTATGGAATGCCAATATTAATAGAAAATAATAAACCCAGATTATTATATCATTTTAAAAACAGAGGATATAGAAAATACTGTATGAATAGGCCTGATAAAATTTATAATAAATTATCAAAATCAGAAAAAGAAATAGGGGGAATACCTAATTCTTCTGAAGAAGTAAAACAGGCTCATGCTAGTGCTATTGAAAGCTATATAGAAAAGTATGTAGG